CCTCCATGGCCTTGCGGTCAGCAAGCAGCCGAGCAAACAGCGTGCTCTTGGCCTTGTCGACCCCGACTGTCCAAAGCTGCAAGCCGCCCTTGATGGTGTCGCCATTGTCGTCGACATCGACTTTCGACGGGCGGCCGACCAGCGGCTTGTTGTCACGGCCGATAACGGCGAACAACCGGGTGCGACCTTTCCAGTTGCGCACAAACCGATACACCGCCTGGGTGTGGTGACCCGCCGAGTCGATGGCGGCAGATTCGATGCGCATGTCGACGCCGAAAAGATTGCGATACAAGCTGTTTAGGTGGCCGGTCAGCTGATCCCACACGTTGAGCTGCTCGGGCGTGCTCGGTGCGGCGGGGTTCCCGTAGAGGATGATGCGGTCAATGATGTGGCACCGCTCACCACGGCCCCAGCCATAGACGTACACCTCCAGGCGATCGTCCTGCGTATCGATGCCGGCGGTGAGCAGCAGCACGCCGCCGGGGATGATGCGCAGCTTGTAGGGCTTGGCGCGCTGCGACAGTTCGTGCGCCTTAATGCTGTTTGACTTGTCTTCCCAGGTCTCGCCCAGCGCCGTATTGATAAAGCGCTTGAGCTCGACCGGGTCTTTCTGCGCTAGCAGGAACTGCCGAGCGCGCTCTTTCCATGTCCGGCCCAGGCCGATCGGCGAGTAGTAACTGTTGATGTGGTAGCCACGCACCTGCCGGTCGGGATGGGTCGGCACCCACTCGCCGTTTTCGAGCATCCACGTCTTGTGGTGCTCGGGGATGTCCTGCTCGCATGACTCGCAGATGTAGACCACGTCGTCAATGCCGTCCGGGTCGCCTTCGCGCCCCTCGGCAAACACGTATTTCATGCGCTGGTGCACCAGGCGCTGCTTGTGGCCACAGTGTGGGCATGGCACGTGGTAGTAGCGCTGATCGCTTCGCAGGAACTCCTTCTCGATAGTGCTGGCGCCCTTCACCGTGGGGGTGCTGACCAGCAGGATCTTGCGGCGCGGGAAGTTGTTGGTGCGCTCCTCCGCTAGGCCGACAGGGTCGCCCTCGCCGTCGAGGTCGTCCGGGTAGGCGTCGACCTCGTCCAGGAACAGGTTCTTCACCGGCATCGAGCGCAACGACTTTGCGGAGTTGGCGCCACCAATCCGTAACACGCCGCCCGGGTATTCTTTCAGCAACGTGGTATTGCCACCATCGCGGCTGCGCGCGGGCGGTATCTTGGCCGTCAGCACTGCGCTGGCGGTGATCATATTGGCCAGGCGCTGCTTCGACCACAGCTCGGCCACTTCGATGGACGGCTCAACCACCAGCATCGGCGACGGGTTCTGGTCGACCACGTAGCCCGTCCAGTTGATGCCGGATTCCGTGCCCGCCACTTGGGTGGATTTCATGAACACGACCCGCTGCACCGGCGAGCTGGAGCTGAGGCAGTCCTGAATCTCGCGGATGAACGGAACGCGGTTCGTTTTCCATGGCCCCGGCTCCGATGTCTCGGCGCTGGTGAGCTGGCGGTTTGCATCTGCCCACTCGGAAACGGTGAGCCGGGGCCGAGGCGCAAATGCCGCAGACCATGCCGCCACCACATACTCATAGGCCCGCTGTGTGAATTCGGATAGGTCCATGGCATTCAACCTTAGATTTTGTCGAGCAGTTCCCCTGCCTGTTTGCTGAGCGTGGCGCAGATGCTGTCGATCTCATCCTGCAGCATGGTGTAGACCGCATGCGGGTCGGACTCGGCTGCCAGCACGGTGGCGATGCGGTCAGGCATGCGCTCGAAGGCGGCGCGGGTAGCCGAGGCAAGATCGGTCACCGCCTTGACGGTGCCATCCTGTGAAATCAGCTCTCGGCGGGACTTGGCGAGCTCGATGTCCATCTGCTCACCGCGTTTCTGTTCATTCTGTGCCCGGGCGATGTTGTAGGCAGCCATCGGGTCTTTGAGCAGCATTGTCGCCATGTCGGGCGGGCCTGCAGCAGCACCAGACGCGGGCGGAGGGGGCGGTGATGTATCCAGCCCCACAGCGGTGCGAACGGTCTCAGCCACCGGTGCGGCACTGCCGCCCTTGGCCAGACGCTCCAGGGCGTGGCGGGCCGCGACGGCAGACTTGTCGGCGCTACCGGTCTTGGCGATACGCTCCAGCGATTCGCGGACCCGGACGCGCTCGCCATCGACGGATAGAACAAGCCTATCGGCCTTGGCCAACTGGCTGATGTAGGCACGCGACACGCCGAGGAAGTCGGCGAACTCGCTTTTTCGCATTTCCTCGGTCATCGTTCATTTGTAACCAGTTAATTGAAGGTTTCAGACTTAACAGACTTAACAGTTAAGTAAGGCGGCAACCCCTATGACTAGCGAACTCCCGGGCCCCGCCCACCCGTATATACCCGGGGGCAGGGGAAGGACCCACTCGACCACGCTACCCCAGCAACTGGCGGTAGATCGGCAGCACCACCCGGCGGGCAAGGTCGTCGACATCTAGGCGCTTGGGCATCATCACCTTGGGCACCAGCACGGCAACCGGCAACTCGGCCACGCGCCGTCGTTTGCCGTCCGCACCGGTCTTCATCTTGCCGAAGCGCCGCAGCTCATCGGCGTTTTCTCGAATGTTCTCCGCGAACAGGTAGACCTTGCCGTCGTCGCCTTTCCGCCAGTCATAGTTACCAGTACGCATCAGTCCGGCGACCACAGCACGGAACTGCTGATTCGACAGCCGTCGCTGCCCCCGCACGTTGAACGGGATCAGCAAGCCTTTGCCATTACGCGGCACCACCGCGCCGCCAGTGCCATGGATACCAATCCACGGCACTTTCATTTCGGAGAACTTGAACACGGCGACAGGCGGACGGGCCGGGTTCTTGTAGGCCACGTAGCCCCGGAACGTCTTGGGGAATGACTTTTTTCTGACGTTGAACCGGGATCGAATCTCGTCCTGCAGCTTGGCCTCCACCAGGGGCTTGGCGTCGAAATGCAGACGCCGCAATTCCTTATTGGCCTTTTCCTTGATCAGCTTCTCAATATCGAGGGAAACACCGGACATAGCTGCACCACAAAAAGAAACGCCCCGATCACCAGACCGGGGCGTTAAAGCACACAAGGAGAGACGACGAGAAACGCCAAACGAACCGCCAGAAACGCAAAAAGCCAGCTTTCGCTGGCTTTGGACGCAATTACTGACCGTATCTAATTTGTGATTCTAGGCACCGAATTCGTGCCTGTCAATTCATGCCGCATCCTGATACACCGACGGCAACAAACCGGACTGAATCAGACGCTCGGAAATCGAGGCCTGCACCTTAGCCTCTACGTCCTTCAATGCCTTGACCAGCTTGCCGTTAATCTTCTTTACCTTGTCATCGCCATGACCGTAGCGCTGGGCGATGTCGGACAGGCTGCGCTTATGAATGGCGAAGTGCCGCACGGTCAGGTCTATCGCCAACCGCTCATGGCATGTCGTGCCCGCCGCTGGCAACCCGACCTCCAGAGCCAACAAAGTGCATGCACCACGCCAGTCTGGATCAGCCATGTCCGCTCCGCAGCAGTCACACTCCACCAGTTTCTGGCCGAACCGCGCCCGGAGCACCGCCGCGGGGACCTTCCCCAGGTCATCGACCATGCGCTTGATGTTGCCGGCCTCGGCTGCGCCGTCCAGCCCAATCAGCCCACGCCCCCCGCCGATTGGGATTGCGCCGATGGCGGCCCCCTTCGGCGATGCGCGGAACTGGTACGCAAAGGTCAGCGCCTGGCCGACCGTCTCAAACAGATGATTCTCTTGCATGGATGCCTCCAAAATCTCGGGCAGAGGCGGTCTAGCCCCGTCATGCAGGGCTTTGTTTTGTGTCGATATTTTACGCCAGAGGGAAGGGCGCCGCCCAATCCGCATAGAAAAATAAATGTGCAGGGCAAAAAGCGATTTGTGCAGGGCCTGTGCAGACTACAAACCTAATAACCATGCGGCTTTGTGCAGGATGTGCATACTGTGCAGGGTATTTTCAGGCTCGCGCATAGACAAATATTTTCACCGCTCACCATCAACTGAAAAGGTAACGGAAAAAATAAAAGGGCTACGCACGCCTGCGTAACCCTTAAAAACCCTGCACAACCTGCACAAACCCGCGCCGCTATTGGCTTTTAGGCTTGCACAGGCCCTGCACAGACCCTGCACATGCCTGCACAAACAGGCATTAATCGTCGAGCCGCACCCCGTACTCGCGGATGCCGATCCGGAACTGACCGATATGATCACCCAGATAGTCCATCTCTGTCACGCCGGATGGCTCACGCCCCACCTTGAACACCTGTGCCTGAACCTCCGGGCACCCCTTCATGCGGTATCGGCGGCGCGCCTTTGTCATCTTGCGCATGTCGTTGACCGACGCCGCGATCTTGAACTTATTGGCGCTGATTGGCGTTTCCCGCTCGCGCTCGCACCAGCGCACGTATAGCAGATACAGTTCATCTGCTATACACGACACGAACGGCACGCCATCCAGCTCGCCGTTCTCCCACGAGAACAGGAACAGCTCCCAGCCCGACAGGCCGTAGCGGATCAGCCGTTTCTTTTCCTCGGTCATCAGCGGCTTGGTATGGCTATCGAACTTCACCGGCTCATCCAACCCCCAGGTCAGTGTCAGCGGCAGCGCCATCAGGAACCCAAGGAACGCCTCGAGGCCGCCGTTCGCCACTTCGCGATCGACCTCGGAGTAGATCGACTCGTCGGCCGCCTCGATTGGCCAGATCACCTGGAAGCGCCGGTCGTAGGCTTCCACGTGTACCGGCTGGATCGCATTGGAGAGGAACACGCAGTTTCCGTGGTTCGACTCCTCCCACGCGTTCATGAATTTCTTTTCGATGACCTGCGTCAGACCGGTAATCATATGTTTCAGCTTGCCGGCGTGGCTATAGCGCTGCTTGCTGCTGAACACTTCCTCGAACAACAGGAACAGCTTGGCCGACCGGCTGCCGGTGTACTGCGACTCGAGCTGATCCTGCCCCAGCGTGATCGAGTACTTACCATACAGCGGCTTCACGCACTTCTCCCAGAACATCGACTTGCCCGAGCCATGCACACTGCCGTGCATCAGCACCGCGCTATCCATCTTGGCTCCGATGTGCTGCAGCGGGTAGGCAATCCAGTTCATCAGCCACTCGAATACCTCATTCCGGCCGTCGCACAGATGGTAGGCCAGCGCCAGGATGTTCTCGCAGCCGGAAAACAGCGGCACCAAATCCCAGATCGATCGCGGCAGCGGCCTGGAGTCTGGGCAGGCCGGCTTCAGCTCGAGCCCGGTGAACAGGTTGATGTAATGTTCAGAATCCAGCTGCAGGCCGGGCGCAAAGCGCACATTCGACAGCTTGATCACCTTACGTTCCGGCGAATCCACCCATACGTCGAAATAGCTACCCATCGCCAGCTTGGCCGCGCCCTGTGGAATCATTTCTTCAAGCCGCCGATCCCAGATGCTGGTGGACCCGTCTAGGTAGACATAGCGATCCATCGCCGCCATCAACGCTTCGTCTTCTTTCTTTTCGGCCTCCTCGCGGGCCTTCTTCGCCGCCGACACCTCGGCCTGGGTGATCAGCAGCTTGTCGGGTCGCTCCAGCCAGGCATCAACCACTTTCTTGCCGAACTTCGCTCGCAACGAGGGCAGCGTGTACTCAGTCCCGAAGCGCTTGTCGATGACTCGTGTTTTGCCCTCGACCAACGCGAAATGTCGATACAGTTGCTCGGCCATCATCGCAGCCAGCTTGTCTGCATCGGCATCCACCCCCGCACCCCCGCCATGCGTGTCTGTCGCCCCCGTCGCCGGCGCGGCCACATCGTCACCCTGAGTGGGTGCGGGCGAGGCCTCGGGCGACAACAGCCCATCGATCGCAGTACGGAGCTGCTCACGTACCACATTGATGCCCTCTACCACGTGCAGGTCATTGAAGTCGGTCAGCTTTGGCAGCGACTCGTCTTCATCGCTGGCCCTACGCGCCACGGTGAAAGATGGCAGCACCAAGGCGGCATTGCCCACCTCCTGCACCGCCTGGCGGGCTTTCTCGGCCAGGAACAGCATCGGGCTATTCGGGTACCGCGCACGCAGGATGCGCGCCACCGGGGGCAGGTTGCCACTGTCGAGCGCCATATACACCGGGTGCTCATAGTTCACCCCCTCACGCCCCGAGGCCGCCGTGGCGTAGCCCTCGGCCAGCAGGATCAGGTCGCCATCCATCGGCTCGTCGCCCAGCCGGCAGGCCGAACCCACCTTTTCAAAACCCTTGCTGAATCGCTTGTCGATGCCATCCGCCGGCTTGGCTGGCGCGATCTTCTGCACCCCCACCATCCGGCCTTCGTCGTAGCGGATCAGCGGAATGATCAGCCAGTTTTCCCAACCCGGCTCTGTCATGAAGCGCACTGATTCGGCCTTGGCCACCTGCTTGCGCACCAGGTAGGGCGATTCGCCCGAGCGTGCCGCCTTGCTCCACTGATCCTTTGCCCGGTTCGCCGCCATGGCGTATACACGCGCCTGCTTCTGCTCCAGTTCGCGCTGTTGGCGCGCCCACTCCGCGCGGGCAGCCTCGCGCTCCTCGGGCGTCATTGTGTCGGCCAGCTCTTCGCGCTCGACCTTCCAATGTTCGTCCTTGTGGCCGAACACGCCACTGATCCACACCTTGCCCGTCTTCGGGGAGACGTATTCGAACAGGCGATACCAGGCTTTCCTCTTGGGGCCATACGGATGCTTTTTCCCATCTGCCCGCAGCTCGGTGATGCCGATATCCGGCATGTCCCGATCCCGAAACTGGTTAAGAACCCCTTCCAGCGTCGCCGCCATTTCGCCTCCGAATTATTTCTGCTTTAAACTGCGGCATCACAAGGAGTGACACCGTGGAAAACAAAGAACTTGAGTCCCGCCTCAACCAGCTCACCGGCAACGTGATGGGCATTCAAACACTACTGCTGTCCGTCATCGCCGCCAGTGGCCGCCGTACAGAGATTGCCAACCATATGCGCGAGGAAATGGCCAGGCTGACAGCGGTCATGAATGCCGAATCCAGCCTGCCTGACGAAACCCTGCACCACCTTGAACATTGGCTGGCCACTACGCTGGAAATGCTGGTCAGCGACGAGGAGCTGTAACCGGCACCAAGAGGCGGTACCACGCCACCTTTTTCGGCCCATACGGATGGGCCGATTTCTTCCCGGACTCCGCAACGGAAAAGCGCTGATTATCGGCACCGACCCGCAACGGGTTAACATCGCCACTGCAGAATGCGTACTGCTTGATCAACAACTCGGCTGTCTTCATCGCTTCGTCCTATTGTTCCACCACCGCGCCAGCGCGGCTTCCATTCGCTGCCGGGCGGCGATTCCGCTCGACACTTCAATCTGCTTGAGAGCAGCCTGGCGCTCTCTCAACGACGCCAGACCCGCAATGCGCTTCAGTTCCTTCTGAAACGGCAAATCCCACGACTCGACATAGCAAGCCGGCCCGTCAAACACCTGACCAGCCAAGCCGACCGTGCCCCATGTCATCGCCGGAAAACCCCGGCCAGCGCCTTCGCTGTCAATCGCTTAATCTCGCAGCGCCGCATGCGGCGGTATTCCGGGCTGTTCTTCCAGGCCTGCTCACGCTTGGCCTTTTCGGCTTGACGCACCGCGTCTCGCTGTGCAGCAGCCTCGCGGCGAGCCGCCTCTTCAAACGTCGGATCTCGGTAGGTTTGTGCCATCGAGCTTATCCAGGTAATTCTTGATCTCGCTCAGCAGGACTTTCCCCGCTTGCCGCCGCTGATCAGGTGGCAGCTTTCGTAATTGCCACGCCTTGACCTTCAATCGATGCAACGTGAAGGGGCGACGCGGCGTCATGGCTTATTCCCCGCCCGACTCGCTGCCGTACACCCGGTACGACAGCGCCAGGTAGCGCATCACCTGCTCGCGCAGCGCATGCGCCCTGGCATCGCAGCGCGCCCGCTCATCGGGCTTGATCACACCGTCAGCCGTCGCCGACGCGAGCTCGCCGAACAGTTCGGCCAGCCGCAGCGACACCGCATGGCACTCGGCCAGCAGGTCGCCGTTGTCCAACTCCTCGGACAGCGGCGGCAGCTGTAGGTAAACCCCACCCAGCTCGCGGGCCATGGCCGTGACGAAGTGCCGACCGCCCGTCATCAGCTGGATCATCACCAGCTCTTCCGGCCGCAACGTGCTGCCCTTGTAGCCGGCCAGCTTGTGCCGCAGCCCCTGCGCACTGCCGCACACATCGCGGCTCAGGCTTTCTTGCGTACCGGGCCATTGCTCGACATCGCTGCGGATCGCGTCATTCAGGCTCATCTCACACCCCGAGGCAAAACTGTAGGTAATCGGCGGTTTACCGCCGGCAACCCGCCCACTAAGCTGGGCTCATGAATAAAAAACGCAGGGCAGGACAGCCGCCCCGCGAAACCAGCCGGCGCCCGAAGAGGCCAGCCGGGACCAGAAAATCGATTAATCAGGCTTGGCGTGCTTTACACGCTCGGAAAGGGCCACCAGCTTTGTGCCGATCTCGTAACTCACCCGCGTGCCGCGCCGGCCAGATGCTAGGCCGGCAATACACGGCTGCGTGCAGCCGACTTCGTCGGCAATCTGCTTTTGCGTCATCCCTGCCTGCAGCAGGTTCGCGATAAGGGCTTTCCAGTTCATGTGCACCATTTAATTACAAACGTAATTACGGCGCAAGTCCCAATGTAATTTTTACTTGTATAACAATTGCTATATGGACACACTAGCACAACGCCTCGCGGCCGCCCGCGCCGAGAAGCAGCTCACCCAGGCCCAGCTTGCTCGCAAAAGCGGCGTCGCCCAGGCCACCATCGCGCACATCGAAAGCGGCCGGAACAAGGGCTCAAAGCACCTAGTCGACCTTGCACGCGCGCTGGGCGTCTCGGCCAACTGGCTGGCCAGCGGCAAAGGCAGCATGACCGAAGTCAGCCTGCGCCCGATCGCGGTATGGGAAGAAGAAGACGAGCTCAAGCGGGAAGGCGAATACATCTTCCTGCCCTCGCTGACCGTACGCGCCAGCGCCGGGCCGGGCACACCGGTGTGGCACGTAGACGAGAAGGGGCAGCGGCAGGCGTTCACTGCCAAGTGGGCGCGGCGCATGAATATCGATCCGCAATGCGCCGCCACGATGGTGGTGGACGGTGACAGCATGGAACCGCGCCTGTGGTCGGGCGACAGCATCGTAGTGGACTACTGCCAGAACGAGACCATCATCGACGGCAAGGTCTACGTCCTGCTGATCGACGACGAGGTCAGGGTGAAGCGGCTCTATAAGGCGATCGGGGGCGGGCTACGCATCAGCAGTGACAACCCCGACAAAATCACCCACCCCGACATCTACGCCGCGCCGGAGCAGATGTCACACGTCAAGATCATCGGGCGCGTGGTAGCCGTCTGCGGCGGCGTGTAACACACCGCCATCCCCATTGCCAACGCCGAACAGGCAGCAACCGGCACCCAGCAGCACCAGCCACACGGCCAGCCAACCACAATACAAAGACACAGGCTGCTCAGCCGCGTTACAAAACCCCGCCCCGGGGTTTTCTCACCCGAATTACACGAATACCAATATCCACAACACGCATTCCAATTGCAATATCCGGCAAACTGCCGGCCATGAGCGCATTGGGTGATCGCATCAAAGCAGAACGGGAAAAACGCGGCTGGTCCCAGGCCGCGCTGGCGAGTCGCGCCGGCGTCAGCCAGACCACCATAACCGACTTGGAGCGTGGTGCGTCAGCTGCTACAACCAAACTTATCCCCATCGCGAAAGCGCTCAAAGTGAATCCCAACTGGCTGGAAACGGGCCAAGGCCAGCGCGAGGCCGTGCCGCAGGGCGACGGCCACTATGTTGTCGCCGACTCCATCGAGGAATTGGCCGAGCAGCTGATGGCCAAAGGCAACGACGACATCACTCGCCTCTGGCAGCTGATCCTCATCCTGAAAGACAAACAGCCGTAACCTGGCCGAAAACCCCGATTCACAATATCAAGCCCACTTGATAAAAAACCAAGTGTGCGCCATGGTGATCTTACGTATTTCTACGTAGACTGCCGGCGTGCCAACCTTTCACGACAGACTGCGCAAAATCAAGCGTCAACGTGGCGTGACTGCCAAGGAGATTGCAGCTGAATGCGGCGTCAGCATGCAAACGGTATACGGCTGGCTAAAAAACACAATGCCTAAAAACAGCAATTTAGCCACGCTATCGACATATCTTGGTGTCAGCAGCGACTGGCTGGCACGCGGCACCACGACTCCTGCCCGGGCCACCATGGTGCACGAGCTGCGCGCCATGCTGCCCAACCTCAGCGACGATCAAATCCATATCACTGTCATGCTTTGGCGCAATTTTCTGATGCAGCCACTTGATAGCGATACGTAAGAAACTGCATGCCAAAACCATAAGCGCTCAGTAAAGTTAGGCCATCCAAACCACTCAAGAGCGGAAACAATGCGCCAGGACCAACAGCAGCCCAACCCCCACTCCATTCAGCAGCAATCCATCATCAACGCCCTCCGCAACCTGGACACCATGGAGCAGCGCATGCAAGCCATGATCAACAGGATGCGCGCCGATCTGACCAACCTGTACGACCAGCTACAGCGACAATAAACACCAGGCCGCGCCAGCGGCCGTTGCAGGAAAATAACACCTGCAATTACAAATATTACTTTTGCTATTGACCTGGCCGATTACGAATGTAATATTTGAGCCATCGACAGCCGCAACAGGAGCGGAACAGATGGCAACCCTCAACCTCATCGACCTCGACGACGCCACCGCGCAGCAACTGCGCACTCAAGGCTGGGTCATCAAATCACCGTTTTTCATCAGCGGCCGCGCTGTGTTCCCCGCCTTTCACAAGGCGGGCTGACATGCGCGCACCGAACCCAGCCTTTATTACCCGCCGAGACGCCCGCATCCGCGAACAAGCCGGCCCAGCCAAAGCTACACCGCACGACGTCCGCCGCATGGCCGCGCTGCGCGAAATCGAGAACCGTCGCCTGGAAAGAGAGGCCCGCCAGTGAAAACCCTCACCCTGGATCAAGTCATCACTCAGGTGCGCGCCGTAACACAAGGCATGGAAACCATCGCCGACAGTACCGCTGGGCGAATCGAACTGGCCTTCCATGACGTAGACGCCCAGCCAGAGGACATTGCCAGCGCACTGACCGAAGCCCTGCCGGACTGGTTCGACGCGCTCCACATCAGGGGCGAGGCCTTTGCGTGGGCGGTTATCAACCGCCACCAAGCGGAGATTGTGGCGTACGTCACCACCGAACAGGCCAAAGCCTACATCGCTCGGCAACAAGCAGCAGCCTGACCAATTCGCGCCCACCGGCGCACCCAGCCAAAGCAACTCAAGAAAGGACCACCAGGATGTGGAAAGAACTCTCCACCGACTACCTGCGCAGCATCGTTATCGGCGCGGGCTTCATGACCGGCGCAGCGGTCGTTATCGGCCTGCTGCAAGCAGCGAACAAGGTGCTCTTCTAATGAAAACCATCCTGATCACCGGCAAGCAGGGCATCGGTAAGAGCCGCTCGGCCAAAGTCGCCGCACAGATCGCCGCCCAGCATCACGGCCTCACTGCAGCCATCGTTGACGCCAAAGGCCAGACCGGTCCACGTAACGCGGACCTGCTCATCGTCTGCCAGACCAGCGGCGCCGGCCGCCAACGCATCCGCGCCGACCGCGTGCTGCATCTGGACCGCTTTCCCCACCCCTGCGGCCGCGCAGTCACCTTCGCCCTGCGCGAAGCGGTAGACGCGCTGGCAGCAACCGACCAACTGCGCGACATCCGCGGCGGCCTGATGGTGGAAGAACTCACCGAAAAGATGGCTGAAGTCGTCAATGCCGTTCTCGCCACCGGCAAGAAGGGCAATGTCACCCTGAAGCTGTACTTCGACCCTGCAAGCAAAGGCGACGCGGTGATCACGATCACTGACGAGATCAAAGCCACCATCCCGCAGGAGAAGAAGCTGGGCACGCTCATGTTCGCCCTGCCGTCCGACTGGCGCTGCAGCGCCAGGACCCGCGCCAGACCGAGCTCAAGCTCACAGCCGTTACCACGCCAGAACCCGCCACCCCGCTGGCCGCCGTACCTACCGCACCTGCAGCCCTCAAGGCAGCCGGCGCCAACTAACCCCTGACCGACCACCCCCAGAAAGAAAAGACCATGAGCGATACCCGCAACGACATTCAAACCGCCCTCAACGCAGCACAGAAACCTTTCATCGCGACCGAAAACGGCCTGCCCATCGCCTTCATCCCGAATGGCGACGGTCAGTGGCAGATGAAAGAACTGGACAAGCTGCGCAGCCACCCCGCACGCAAGCAGGGCACCACCCAACTGCACCAGCTGGATAGCTTCATTGCCTACACCAACCGCCACAAGGAAGCCGGCACCCAGATCATAGTTGACGCCAACTACGCAGCAGGTGCCGTCAAGTTCAAGACCATCCTGAACGGCGACCACGTCGATGCCGGCTTCGGCGACAACGTTGTCCGCTATGAGCCGCAAAAGACCGTCGACTGGTCCAACTGGCTGGGCATGAACGGCAAGAAAGTCGACCAGGTGACACTGGCCACCTTCCTGACCGACAACATCGCCAACATCGCGCAAACCAATCCGGCCAACACCGCACTGGAGTATCCGGCGGCGGCGGCCATGCTGGAGTTCGTCACCAATCTGGAAATGACCAGCACCGTCAAATACCGCAGCGGCACCAAGGTGCAAAACGGCCAGGTGCAATTCGAGTACGTCGAGGAAGGCAGCGACCAGACCAAAGGCAAGCTGACCATGTTCGAGCGCTTCGGCATTGGCCTGACGCCGTTCGCTGGCGGCCAAGCCTACTTCATCGAAGCCTTCCTGCGCTTCCGCATCAACCGCGAATCCGGCGCACTGACGATCTGGTTTGATCTGCACCGCCCCGACCAGGTACTGGAAGCGGCGACCAAGGAAATGATCGCCACCCTGCAGGAGCAGGTAACCGACTGCCCGATCTACTTCGGCGCAGTGTAACGCGCACACCCATCACCTAACCGCTTTGTGAGCCAGGCCGCCGTCCGGCGGCCTCACTGACCAAGTGGTCGCCACAGTTACCCACAGGAAAGGAGGCACACATGAAGTAATCCACAACACAACAGGCCAAACGATTAGCCGCCGTTGCCGGGCGGCCCACCGGTAAGCGCCTTGCCAGCCAGGACGCTTACCCGTGCAACGAAGCAGGAAGCCACCATGCAGAAGAAAACCCGACAGATCCTCATCGACAACGAAACGCTGGACGTCACCCCCAGCGCCGTATTGCTCACCATAGGCGCGGTGGCGGTGGAAATCGAAAACGGCCAAGCCATTGTGCTGGCTAGCTGGTATCGCCGCCTTCGCTGGCGCGCCAGCGAGAACCAGCAGCGTAACCGCACAGCTAGCCAACACACCGCCGACTGGTGGGCAGCGCAGCCAATCGACACACAAGTGGAAGCATTAGAGGATGACGGCTGCCGCATACCGCTACAGCTGGCCATGCACTCACTGCAAGCCTGGCTGACGCTGAACCCTTATCCGATCTGGGGCAACGGTAGCGACTTCGACAACGCACAGCTGCAACACGCTTTCAGCCAGCTTGGCCTGCGGTGGCCGTATCACCGTAACCGCTGCCTACGCAGCCTTCGCGGCCTGGTGCTGGACCTCTATCCAAACACCCAGATCCCACGCGCTGGACTCACAGCAAGACGTCTTGCGGACGGATGACTTTGTGCGCCTGTTCCATAGCCCCAGCTATGGCCAGATCGCAATCCTGCGTGATCACGACGAAGACGATCAGCCGGAAATTCGCGCCCTCACCCAGCCCAATGGACTGGGCATCTGCCAGGCAGCTATCAGCTTCACAGACAGCGATGCCGGCGAAATGCAGCGAGACAAACTCTTTGCCAGGTTTACGCAGCAGCAAGCCGAACACCTGGTGCGGGGACTGCATGAATGGGCGGTTAATCTCACAAATGAGGACGCAGCATGAGCGAGCAAACCTATGACGAAAACTTGCTAACCGAGATAAAGCAGGCAGCATCGGACGCGCAGAAAGGCTGGGCCATGGATCAAGGCTGGGCAAGCGATGACGGCAGCGAATTCATAGTTGGGTCAGTCATGGACGATGAGGCCTACCCCGTCATTACCATCAATACCGCCCAGTACTTCGAGCCACACTACGCACCCAAAATCGCGATGCACATAATTACCGCCACCCCAGCCACAGTACTGGCCATGGCCGAGCAGATAGAAGTACTAGATAAGCAACGCGGCCAGCTACTGGCCGCACTGACCAGCACACGGCGCGAGTTGCAAGCATGCCAGGCAGTCATTCACCTAGCCGGCAGCTTTGACCCTGCCTACGTGACCGGCGCGAAGGCCGCGATTCGCGAAGCTGATGCAGCCATCGCTGCAGT